AGAAAAACCAGTGTACAATATTCCGTTGTCAAGGTTCGATTGTTTCCAGTATCTGTATACCGTGGGCCGTATCCAGTGTTAGAGCACCAAAGGCGCCCCCGTGAATACGCGGTAAACAGATTATCTACTTGGAACGGGGTGTTTGCTGTGTTCCTTTCGACAATCACATAATACCACAGTAGAATTTTGACCTGATTTTTGCAGGCACACCCACAGGGGCGTTTTACGCGTATATAAAGGTACAAATCCGCAAAATGTGGTGTGTAAAGTGACAAAGGCGTACTAAATATGGGGCTGTATAGGGTAAAATTTGACGCTATACCGCTAAAAATCCACTACTTGCAAACCACCTTCAATAGTTTGCATAGGGGGGGTATGTTAAAAAGAAAAAATGACGTGTGAGCGTGGAAAACGGGTCAGTTATCCAATCTCACTCCAGGCTCTCAAAACACAAACAGGCGTACCTACGTCACTTCTCCTTCTTCCACCTCCCCACCTCCTCTCCTCCTTTCTCCAAGCCCATCCCTTCCTCCACTTTCCTCCCTCGAAACCCCTGTTTCCTTAATCGTTCCCTTTCTCGGAGGAAACCGCATAACAATCCACTTTCTAGGCTCCTTTGGGGCCTTATTTTTTTACTCAAAAACGCCATAAAAACGCACAATTTGGCCACTAAAACGCGCAAAAACAGCGCCAAAACGCTAAAAAACGCATTATTTTCGCTCGAAAACGCCTCGGAGCAGTCCGAAACGCCGCTTTACAACCCCGAAACGCCCCAACATTGGCCCCACCGGAGGTTAAATCCCGGCAATTCCATGGCAAATCCTGGTAATAGGCTCTGTGAGTGCTGTTTTGGCCTCTAGCGTGCCATATATATAAAGGAAGGCACCCTACGGAGGCGAATTGAGATTCCACTGCCGCAGGCGGTGGAGAAGTTAGGTCCCGCCACCGCAGATGGTGGGGGGATAGTTTCCATTACAACACCGATCGGGTCCCTTTGGGTGGGTCCCCTTGAGTGGGTACTCCCACAGGAGTATAACGGCACCGTAACATGGTCAGGCGCGACCTGAAATCTCCCGCCCCCTACAGGTGGAACCTAAATAACCTCAAGCGCAGCTAACTCCCGTCCCATACAGGCGGAGCCTGTGTTACGCTTTCTCCTGAAATTTATTTTTTGCCACTGTTGACTTCTTGTAATTAGCAGTGCTATAATAGAACCATAAGATAAAGCTCCGCAGGATAAAGCTCCGCAGGACACACCACACAGGAGGGAAGCCCACTATGAAAAAAAGAAACAGCGTAGCTCACTTTATTCCGCGCACTGTTACTATGCAGGAGGCCACAGAGGCCAAAGGTGGGCTGGACCTACAAGGTGCTGCAAGCTTACTGATGGCAATGATGCAGGCAAGCGCCGATGCTGACGGCCACAACGCCCTGATGGAACAGCTGGCATCCGCCATGGGTTATAAGCTGGTACGCGAAACACCACAGCCGCGCCAGCAGAGCCGCAGTAAGAAAGCCCGTGCCGCCCGCTATGCACAACCCAAACTGAGCCTGGTAAAAACCAATGGTGTGGCAAAACCAACGCCGGCAGAGCCGATCCGCAGCCGCGAGGACTTTAACGCCATAGCCACCTATCTGCACACCCAGGGACGCCCGTATAACAGGCAGCGGAACTATACCTTATTTATATGTGGTGTGACACTGGGCCTGCGTGTGGGCGATCTTTTACGCCTTACCGTTGATGATGTGTGGGATTGTGAGCACAACTGCCCGCGCCACCGCGTTATTATCATCAACGAAAAGACCGGCAAGCGCACCAATGACCTGATTACCCCGCTGGCAGCAGGCGCGATTACCACCCTGATTGAAGAGATGCGGGGCCGAACCATGAATGTGCTGAAGCCAGGCTGGCCATTGTTCCAGAGTATGCGCAGCCCCAAGGGAGTGCCGCAGCCGCTGGACGAAACCCAGGTGTGGCGGATCTTGAACCAAGCGGCCAAAGAGTGCGGCATTAAAGAGCATATTAGTACCCACAGCCTGCGCAAAACCTATGGCTATGCTGCAAACCACGCCATGACAGAGGCCGGGCTGCCGGCTGGCCAGGTGATGGAAACGCTGCAAAACAAGTTCCACCACAGCAGCCAGAGCATTACGATGCGCTACATTGGCTTGAGCCAGGAACAGATTGATGCAACGGCAATGGCGGTAGATACAGTGTTGGGGGTGCCGCCGCTGGCTACTATATAGCGATGCCCATTAAATTTGGGTGCCTGGCAAGCACCCACTTTTTTACCTTTACTAAATACAAGTTTTCGCAAATGAAGGAGGCAAATAATTCATGGAAAATCACAACACAAGCACTATCAATAGCTCCGCTAGATATTGTTTGGTAAAACCGGGCGACAAGGTACGAATTACCAAAACACACCGGGCGGGTATACACCAATATTTGGCCTGCGAGGGCGATACATTCATAATTACCAAAGTAGTGGACAATCAGATCCCCTATGGGCGGTGGCTGCAGCCGAGCGGTATGCTGGCGGTCAGGGAGCTGAAACTTGACCCAAACTGCTGCACGTTAATTACGCCGGAGGAATGTGGGGCACCGGCTGTTACACCAGAGCCAACCACGCTACGCAGTGTGACGATTGATGTGAGCGACCCAAAGGCAGCACATAAGGCCGTGGATGATGCGTGCGCAGAGTACCAAGCCAACCGGACGAGCCGCTGGAGCACGGCAGAGACATGCAGCGCAAAACTGAGCGCCCGGAAAATGATGGCCCCGCTATATGAGCAGGGTGTCAGCATGGCTTGGTTTATTGAATCAGATCCAGACCGCCGGCACGTTTGCTTGGAATGTAACCATGGCACGCCGGATACATGGGCGAAAAGTCATGGCTATTCTACCAACTATGTGCAAATCACCTTTAACGAGAATGTAGACTTCGATGAATGGATTGGCCGCTACGCCTGCCTGTGCGCATTGACGGGCACCCCTATTGCCGATGTCGTTATGCGCAACATTAAGATTGACACTTGAATAATTAACAAAGTTTTGGAGGTAAAAACCAATGAAGAAAATCCCTACCTTATATAAGCGCGAATTCAGTGGCCACAAGATTACCGGAATCCGTGACGAGATTACGCCGGGCTGTGAGGCGGCGCTGACGGACGAGAGCATTGCCACATTGAAGCTTGACGGTGCCTGCTGCGCGATTATTAACGGCGAATTCTACAAGCGCTTTGATGCCAAGCCGGGCAGAGCAGTACCGGAGGGCGCGATCCCGTGTGACAAGCCAGACCCGGTGACTGGCCACTGGCCCCACTGGGTGAAAGTGGCGGCAGATAACCCCGCGGACAAATGGTTTGTGGAGGCGCGAAACAACAGCTGGGATGACCTACCGAATGCAACTTATGAGGCGATTGGTCCGCACTTCCAGAAGAATCCCTACGGGCTGGACAAGGACGTGCTGGTGCGACATGGCACGATCAGTATTGATATCCCAAACCTAAGCTTTGAGGGAATCCGGCGCGGGTTGGAGTTGGCCGCCATGGAGGGCATCGTGTTCTGGCATGAAGGAGCGCCGCTGTGCAAAATCAAACGCAGTGACTTTGGCTTTAAGTGGCCGGTGACGCAAGACGAGCTGAACGCGGAGTTTGGGGCAAATAATCCTGATCCGTGCGAGTTGGTGCGACGGACGGCGACTATGTACAGCAGACATGAATTTCCGGCAGATATGACCAAGATGTTTGATGCTGAACATGAAGCCACCAAGGAGGAAGCGAAGGCATGAAAATTATTGACTTCGAACGCAAGGGCAACCTGGTACGGTTCTACCTGGGTGATGATGACCTGGTGGAATGGTACGGCGATGACTGGAATGATACGCCATATGAGCATAACGCAGAACGAGTCTATGACGAATACATCAAAGGTTACTGCGATATGATGTTCCCGTTTGACGACCTGGTACTGGAACCTTGCTGCGGGACCTGCAACAGCGGCTGGTGCAAAGACGATATGGTGGCGCAGAAAGTGCCCTGTATTATTCAGGTGCCGGCTGCAGTACATAGTGACAGCTTTGATGAAAGTTTTGACCACTGGGTTGGAGCCAAGGGCGTACATAAATTTTATTTTGGAGACCATATGGAACCAAGCGCTATGGCTGCTACCAATCCTCATTCTTGAATAATAACTTTGGAGATTTTTTAACAATGGAACAGACATGCTTTAGATATTCCGTACAGCCACAGACGGAACACATTAAGGATTACACCCATACAATCGCCGTAATGTTTGAAGACATGGTAGATTATGCAGACCGCAATGGCCTTGACCGGAACGAGGTAGTAAGCGAGATGCTGCACGACATGAACGCTATGAGCGGTTACTGCGATATGAATAAATACCGGCCGTTGCCGGAATAAAAGAGGTGCGGCATGACGATTGAATTATGGCGAGGCAGCTGAACGTCCGCAAGCAATTTGATTTTGAATAATGGGGTCAAGGACAGTGACACCCATATTTTTACAAGGAGATTTTTTATGGGAAATTTGCAGGTATTTGATATCAAGGAGTTTGTGAACCGTGGCAACGGGCATGCCGGAACCCAGACCCTGATCACACCCAAGGGACGCGAGACGTTCCGGCTGCTGATGGAAGCCGAAGGACTGATTGATATGCCGGACGACGCTGAGGACATGGCCGATGCTGGTTGAAACAATTTATACGGGTATAAAGATTTGCGCTTTGGCTAGTGTGTGCGCCTATGGCTGGCTGAGAGTACAGCAGGAACGCAAAGCTGAGACAGCTAAAGAACAGGCAGAAAAAACTACATGCAAGAATTGCTGTTACTGTCGGATGATTATGACTGATAGCCGGATTGTCTGCGAACTAGAAGAGAAGCCGATAGAACAACCTGCCCATTGCACGCTATTTACAGAATGGCCTGAAGACTACACGTCCAGCTTATGTTTATACTGCAAACACTGCAAAAACTATGGCAAAGTTTTTGTTCGTTGCGATATAAGCGGGTTGCGTGATAAAGCCGAAATTACCTGTATTAACTATGAAAAGCGCCGCAAATACTTCCCAGATCTAGGAGGAATACACTAATGACCAATGAAGAATTTGAAACCCGCAAGAAAGAGATTGCCAGTAACCTGCAATTATTGCTTGACGAGATGCGGCAACTACATGACTGGATTGTGCTTAACCCAGTAACAGATATTACACTCGAAAACTATAAGGACTGGGAGAATTCGTTCGGTGCTCTGCTTGACAGTTTCGAGATCCTAGATTGCAACTAATAAGGAGAAACTTTATGTCAAAATTAAAAATCGCCAGTGCTATAACTTACGCTTGCGTTGTGGCCACTAC